CTGCCGACCGACGATCTGTTCTCCGGCCAGGTTGGATCGACCAAGCTTGGGACAGGACCGGGCAACGCCTACAAGCGGATCTACGAATGGATGGGAGTCTGGGGCGAGGAGACGATGGCGAAGTATTGTAAGCCGAAGCTCTACCTCATTGACCCGGACCACAACGAGCTAAAGGAGCTGAAGAAGTGGCCGCTACCCACGCCGTTCTTTGCCTACCATGTATCGTCCAGCGGTCCGACCCGCACCTATCCGCCCAAGCTTGGACAGGAGGCGGTGCTGGCGCTGCTTGAAGCGTACCCCAAACATCACGCTGTCATCATCGGGCTGGACAACTCAAACAACTTCGAGGTTAATCACCCGCGAGTCATAGATTTATTTAATTGCACAAAGCAGGTGCGCTCGCTGTTCCCGATCATCGCCAACGCGGACTTTGTCGTGGCACCCGACAGTAGTGTCAATCATATGGCGGCGGGCTTGGACACAGCTTGCGTGTCGCTGTGGGGATCGTACCACCCAGAGGATCGTGTTCAGTTCTACCCAAAGAACGTATCAGTCTTCAAGCCGGACACCTGCCCGCACGCTCCGTGCCGCCCGCATGGAGGCTTGCCGCAATCAAAGTGCAAGGACGCAACCAACAAGACCAAAGGCACCCAGTACTGGTGCAATGCACTACGCAACATAACCGCCAAAGACATTGTCGAGGCGGCGGCGAAGGCGATGGAGTTGGAGGAGAAATCCAAATGAGCGCACTCGAACAGATTGCCGCGAAGAAGATAGCCATGAATCATCCGGGCTGGAAGAAATACGGATACAAGAAATCAGTTATTGCCGCGCTCTCCAGATGGCTAGCCGAGGAGGATGGGGTTGATGAACCAGATTGTGATCTGGCCAGATCCATATTTGCGCCTGCCGAAAAATACTTGCCAGACTTATACAAGATAGATGATGACAACAAGATCATCGGTCTGCTTGAAATTGAAGATCATTCAAAGCTAAAGACGGAAAAGCTGAAGGCATATTCTGAACTGTGGCACGATGCCGATTGTTATGGCATAACCATAGAAGTATATACGGCTGATAGATACGGAAGGAATATAGAGTATCTGGATTTATTTCCGGCCTTCTGCCATACGATGGAGGAGCCGAGATAACGATGCGGGGAATAGAGCCAGGGGAGAACCCTGGACGGGCAGTCCTCCAAGTGTGTACGCCTCTTTTAACACCCTGCATATAATTTTATGAACCGATGCCCCGAATGGTACGCAGAGAGATTCTGCGGCTGGCCGCGAAAGCTCAGCCATTTGAAACAAAGGGGCATGATCTTACAGATAAGCAGGACTTATATCATGCGACAGTTGCTTGCGCGGGTGCTTTAGGCGGGCATGATCCGAGGTTAATAAATGAGCTTATACGACAAATACAAGAATCGCCCGAAGAAGGGCGCAAGGAGCGTGGACTATGACGGGGCCACGCTGATCGCCAAGTGCGGCGACATCAAGATCCACCATTGGGCAAGGGAGACGGCGGACCCGGACACTTGGCATGAGCCGGAGACGGCATGGCATCTTGAGTGGAAATCCCACTTTCATCCAGATAACACCGAACAGACCATCACGGTGGATGGCATCAGGCACCGAATGGACGCAAGGATGTTTATTAAGGGAAGACAATGGGCAATAGAATTTCAGCATAGCCATATAAACATTGAGGAAATAAGGGAACGCGAGTTCGGATACAGAAGAATGATATGGGTCTTTGACTGCATCGGAAAGGATATGCCAAGCTGGCGGGCGGGGGACGACATCGTCAGGATATGGTGGAAGAGGCCGCGAACATCGGTGCTGTGGTGCAATCAGCCGGTGCTGCTGGACATTGGCGATGCTGGCGTTTACCACATCCTTTCAATGCCTGAATACAATAACGACTATTGGTACGCCAAGCATTGCCACAAGAATGAGATTGTCGGGACACTGACCAGCGGGACGTTCTCGCAGGCAACCAAGGTATTAGAGGAACTAATAACAGAAGGAGCGGCATGACACAGGAAAAGGTGATGAATCTGATGAAGTTTTTGGGTGAGGACTGCGTCCTTCTGCCCATACCCAGCGGGGAGAAGCGGCCCATGGATGCCGGATGGCAGAAGACAACGCCAGCGATGGCCAGGAAGCCGGAGCATATCCGCAGGCTTGAGGCCGGGAATATCGGGGTATTGCTTGGCAAGGCGGGTGGCGGGCTGTGTTCGATTGATATAGACAGCGACGAGTCGGCGGCTGAGTTTGAGAAGCTCAATCCCAAGCTGGCCCAGACGCTCCAGACAAGGGGAGCCAGGGGAAGGAACTTCTGGGTCAGGATCGACGGGGACTTCCCGCCGCTGGCCAAGATCACGGATTGGGGGGAGTGGCGCAGCGATGGCGGGCAGACCGTCATATGGGGCAAGCACCCGACCGGCGGGGCTTACAAGTGGCTGGTCGTGCAGAAGCCGATCACCATCAAGTTTGACGAGATCGTGTGGCCTGAACATCTGGAGCTTCCGTGGAAGATCAAGATCGACAACGCCTACAACGACCTGGTGGAGCAGTTCGGAAAGCCGTGGAAGGAGATCAAGGACAAGAAGGAGCGGGAGTTCATTGTCTCGCTTAACCAGCCGTTCTGGGCGGGCAAGTACCAGCATGACAACCGCGTGCTGTTTGAGCCGCAAGAGAAGGATTTTTACGAGTACGAACAGGAGCGCGGGATCTGGCGGGTCAAGTCGGAGGACGCCATCAAGCAGGAGATCAGCAAGGACATCCTGCGCTTCAGCCGGGAGCAGGACAGGCCGGAGATGGAACACATGAGGTCGGACAACTCGCTGGCCGGGATCGTGCGCCAGCTTCGCGGCATCGTCGAACACAGGGATGCCTTCACGCTCCACCGCATCCCAGGGGTCCACTGCTCCAACCGCTTCATCAAGTTTGAGTCGGGCGCAATCGAGGAGCATGAGTTCAGCCCGGACTTCTTCTCGCGCAACCAATGCCCCGTCGAGTTTCGGGGCCTGGATCTGGTTCCAGAACGCTTCCTCATGGATCTGGCCGTTCCAGCCATCCCCGATCCAGACGACCTGCTCCTGTTCCAGAAGTATCTTGGGATGTGCCTGTTCGGGCGCAATATCATCCAGAGGTTCCTTGTCATGTACGGGCAGGCAGGGGGCGGCAAGTCAACGCTGCACAACGTGGTTCACCAGTTGTCCGGGCGGGAGAACATGGCGCAACTACGCACGCAACATCTGGACAAGCAGTTTGAGCTTTACCGCTACCGCGCCAAGACGCTCCTGTCGGGCGTGGATGTGCCGGGGAACTTCCTGCAAATGGGCGGGGCCAAGGTCATCAAGGGATTGACCGGCGGGGATGTATTGGATGCCGAAGGCAAGGGGATCAACGACGGCTACCACATCATCGGCAACTACAACATCATCATCACGGCCAACGAGAAGCTTCGGGTCAGCCTGGAGGGGGATGTCGAGGCATGGAGGCGTAGGTTGCTTTTGCTTGAGTTCAACCAGCCGCCCCCCGTCAAGAAGATCGACCGCTTTGCCGAGAAGCTGGTGGAAGAGGAAGGTCCGGCCATCTTGGCTTGGGGCTTGCGGGGCTTCCTGTTGCTCCAGAAGGATGTGGATGAGACGGGCGACATCCGCCTGCCTGACTCGCAGGTAAGGCGCATCCATAACCTGCTTGCGGAATCCGAGTCGGTTGACCATTTCATCCATGAGCGGGTCGAGCGAGCCAAGGGATCGGACGTTACGATGGAGGAGTTTGTCCAGCTATACGGGCTTTACTGCGCCGAGAAGGGCTGGAGGCCGCTGTCCGGGTCAAGGTTAAGTCATCTTATCCGCGACAAGATGCTGGAACTACGGCAGAGCAACATCTCCAACAGCATCCGCAAGTCCAAGAAGGGCTTCAGAAACGTAAAGGTACAGGGTCAGGAGGAGGATTATGCCGATGCTCAATACTAATAAGCTGGAAGGGAAGGTCGGTGGTGTATGGGTCAGGGGTACGCCAACGAAGAAGACTGCCAAGGGTGATGAGTACCGTTGCCCAGCTTGCGCCTCAAACGGAGGGGATGAGGGTGGCCAGCACCTTATAGTGTTCAACGGAAGGGGTACATTTGCCTGCGCCGCCTACCCTGGGGATAGGAAGCATAGGAAGGAGATATGGGACGAGGTGGGGATAAAGACGAGTGGCAAGTGGTCAGAGCCGGTTATACCGGCAAAGATATGGCAGAAGACCACCTTTATCGGCAGGCACGTTGTGGACCTAGAGAAGGAAGCGGAGGAGGTAAGGAAGAGGGACGCGGATCTTGTCGCGGCAAGGGAGCGGAGGGAGCAGCAGGAAAGGTTGGCTAGGGAACGGGAGATTGCCATGCGTGAAGAGGCGGAAAGGCTTGAGAGAGCCAAACGGCTTGAAGAATACAATACCAATTCTAAATGCGACAAAACACGATTTGGGACGTTTGGGACACCTATTTTGAGTTCAACCAATATGCCCCCACCCCCCTATAAGGATTATACCGATGATAATACCGTAGGTATGGGTGGGGGGTATGCTCCACCGATATGCGAAAAGGCATCCCAAACGTCCCAAGTTAGACCGACCATGCCCATGGGTGCTTCGCCCATGCCGGAAGGGTATTGCCGTACCTGCTGGGATAGTTGGGGCAAGATGGTAAGGGTTTATGATGACATAGGGTGCGAGATATGCGCCACCAGGGAGGCTCCAGTATTGCAGGCAAGCTGACCAATTTCTGCCGGTATCGTTCCGTGCTATACTACCCAAATGAAACGCCCCGGTTTATACGCCAATATCAATGCCCGCCGCAAGGCCGGGACCAGCCGACCCAAAAGCCAATCCACCATTAGCCCCCGTACCTGGCGGCTGATGAAAGCCAAGAAGGGTGGCTTTAGTGAAAAGCGGGGGAGTCGATAAGCTTAACCTTGCATGGGCCTACATCGAGCTTCTCATCACGGAGAACTCAAGGCTACACCAGACCATAGGAAAGGTTGACAGGCTATGCGGTGACATATTGGCTGATTGCTCCCGCGAGGTGTACGAGGCCAATATGAATGACCTGACGAAAGATTTGGAGGATCTTGGAAATTTTCTTGATGTCCACCAGCAAAAGATTAAACTGCTATCCAGCGTACTAGGCAATGAATCCCCGTAACCTACCCTGCAACAGCCCCCGCCGGACTCCTGGTGGCTCAAAGAAGTTTGTGGTCCGTGCCTGTAGCGGTGGCAAATCCAAGACCATCCGCTTTGGTGACCCCAAGATGACCATTAAGAAGTCCATCCCTGGGCGCAGGAAGAGCTTTAGGGCTAGACATCGGTGCGATTCCAACCCGCCTAGCAAGATGACCGCCCGCTACTGGAGCTGCCGAAAGTGGTAAAGAAAGGCACCAGGATACCGTTTAATCGAGCGGAAATGCCCCCAGAAGCGAGGATTGGCGGCAAGCAGGTAGATTGTACCTCCCAATCAAAGATACAGGCTATAAAGCCCAAAATACCAGAATCCTTGGGCAATAAAGCCTGCTGCGTCTCTATCGGACGCTGAAGTACCGTTTCTTATAACGCCCTTATAGCGTCCTTATAGCGTCGCCAAGCTACCGTTTATCCTGACGCTCCCGCTCTTTACGCCAAGCAGTCCAACGCTCCCGCTGCCTCTGCGCTACCATTTGGTAATGCTCCCGCGATAACTTCCGGGCCTTACTAGGACCCTTAACGCTCCCGCCCTTTCTGCCAATGGTGGCGAGATACTCTTTTACTATTTGTTCTTTGGTCATTCTTATAGACTCCTTATAGGATGCGCCAAGGTCCCGTTTATTAGCGGATGCCAGGACGCTCCCGATTGATGCGCCAAGCTACCGATTATTATCGGCAACCGGGGCGCTATTTATTGGTTTGATTTTTCGCCTTCGGGAATCTCGCTAGATTCTTCTTCAAATTCGTAAATCCTGCTTTTAATTTTATAACTTTCGCACATGGCCTTAAACCAATCGCTTCCACTGCTCATATGTTTCCTTTCTTTTATTGTTTGTTATTTGATCCCGCCCAAGGGTGGAACTTGGGGCGGGGGATATGTTAATTAAATCTGATCCTTAATTCTTTAATCAGTCCAGTTTCCGTTTTCTTGATTTCAACTGGATAAAATCCATCCCCGCCGAATCCAGTTGCGACATAGCCAAGGTCAAGCGAAGCCCCGGGCTTCACTTTGCTCCTCTTTTCAAGATCCCATAACTTGTTGCAGAACTTGCTCCATTGTTTATCCGTTGGCCTTCCGCCAACTACATTCTGAAGTGCGTAACAAGGGTCGGACAATAACAAGGTTCCAGAATCAACTGGAACCGACCCGACATATTCCCAACTGCTTTTCTTTTTCTTCATAGCGTGTTCCTTTCTTTCTTTGTTTGCTAGGCCATCCCAATTGGGCTTGACCTCTCCCCTCCCCTTGAGAGGGAGGGACGAGGGAAAGCTTATTTCCTTGTGACTATCCAGGCGAAGGCGATGAGAATCGCGCCCAGAATAAGACCATGGGCAAAATACACCGCTCCATTCATCGCCATACCTCCTTTCTTATCGTGTAGATCGTCCTTCCATTCACCCCCCGCCAGCGTTCCGCAGCCCCTAGGCTTTCGAAACGGCAGACGAAGGAACCGGCTCTGGTGTAGATTGCGAAGCAGATCATGATTGGCCTTCCTTCCAATTCTCAAAGATTTCCTCTGCCTCATTGTGATACCACTCCTGCACCTTTTCCATAATGTAAAAATAAATGGCAGCCATGCCATTATTCTCCATCGGATTTTCACCAACTCCTGCGTTTTCGTATGCCTGCTCAAGTTCCGATCCGTGTAGATACCAAGCCGTCTTGATTTCGTATGTGTAAACAGGCACGGAGGAGTCAACGATTTGATGGATTGACCCATCGTAGTCTAGGTCATTGTTAAGACACGGCAGCGAATCCGTGTCGGGATTGTTATTCAGATAGTTTTCCAGCTCTGTCTTAACATCCTTGATGGCCGATTGGACTCGGCTTTCAAGCGTGTCATCTATTTCGATTGTGCGTTTCATTGTATGTGTTTCCTTTCTTTTGGTTTTTGGCTGTCTCATCAGTTTGCGGTAGCCAACCGCAAAGACCCCCGAAGGGGTTTCGACTTTATTCAAATTCACATACAAAACAAACTTTTGATTTAGGCCGTCCTCGATGCCATTTCGATTTCGACTAGCTTTTGTTTCTGATGGGGTTCTAGCACTTGTTCCAGCTCTGAGAGTATCCACCTCAAACGAATAATTTGATCATGTGCAATTTTCCGTTCTGCCATAGTGTTGATGTGTGGATCGTTTTCTATGTTGTGTTGGTTTTGCATTGTATGTGTCCTTTCTTTTGGTTTGCTTATTTCCCGCCCCAATAGTGGAAGGCGTAGAAAAGTGATGATGTGATGATGATCGGGAGAATGAGAAGGATTTCGGTCATTTCAGAACCTCGTCAGCTTGCCACATCGCATCATCAGCCCGACCGATGATTCCTGCGGTTTTATTTGAAGGATTGTTAAACTCCTCCGCCTGCACATACTCAAAACACTCATCGAGTGATGAGCGAAGGGCAGAGATTACTTCCAACAATTCTTTAGTGCGAAGATCTTTGGCCGTCATCGCTTCGGCGTTGGTGTGTGTGCTTTGCATATTGCCATCCTATTGCAAGCGGGTTGGCTGTCAATGATTATTTTTAATCTTTTTTCGTGGTAGATTGTCGGCGTGAGCGAATCGCCCGGAACTGCCCCCAAAGCGAAAAACGGAAAGCATCAATTCACCCCCGAAATTGAGGCAAAAATCCTCGATGCTTGCGGGTCTGGATTCACCATCGAGAAAGCGGGGGCATTGGTTGGCGTGAATCCGTCCACCATTCGCACTTGGTGTCAGCGCAAGCCGAAATTCGCCGAGAAAGTGGAGACAGCGAGAAAAAACCACGAGCTGTCCCTTTTGAAGTCCATCGAGCAAGCGGGGGAAAAGTCTTGGCAAGCGAAAGCGTGGATGGCCGAGAGAGTTTACAACTATGCCCAACCTTCAGCTCGCTTACAAGTCTCTGGTGGCGTGGAACATACAGCAACCGGCGGATTCGCTCAACTCCTCGCTGGACTCGCATCCCGCCGAGCGGAAAAGAAAGCACAAGTCATTGAATGTAAGGAAGTTAAGGCATTGCCACAACCTAAAAGTGAATACAATAGCTATTGTCCGACAAATGAATTGCAACCCATTGTCACTACAACATCAAAAAATTCTGTAAAGGGCTTGCCTTCTGCTCGTCATGTTAGGATGAGGAGACGAAAGCCACGGACAAAAGGGATAGGACACGACACCCCCTCCCCTACACCCCCCGCCACCGATTCTACACGTAATACCCCCCTAAATAATTGCGACACAAAACAAAAAGAGGACCATGCCCAAGAGACTTCCCAAGGCAGCGCAGAAGGCTCCTGACGAGATAATCGAAGACC